ATCTACTAGGCCTATTTTGTCAATTACACAATAAGTGTGTTATAATAGCGGTATCTGAGGTTCTACTTCTTCGCTACCTCAGACAATTCCTCTTGAAAGGCCCTTACTTTTTTCCGTTTATGTAGGGGTCTTTTTAGTGTAATTTTGTTCTATTCTAATTAGAAGGCTTACTTTGTAAGCAAAGTATTCTAATTAGAAAGGAGCATTTATTGTGGAAAACTTTAGCGTTGACATAACCAACAGAAGCGTTATAATGAGACTAATGTTGAGTATATCACTAAAAATACTTGACAGAATATTGTTTAATGTGCTACACTAGAGGTAGTGATATACTCAGAACCTCTGGTGAAAGCCGGAGGTATCTTTATGTCAAGATTAGACACAATGACAAAAAGAATAAGTGAAGATTTGCCCGAGTTTGTGGAACTGGTTCCACCTACTGAGCAAAGTGAAGGCCTATATCGTAGGATTAGGCATATACAAAAGACTGGGGAATGTTGCGGATTCCCTATGAGCTTGGACGAGCTTAAAGAGATAATAGCCCTAGCAGGCCGTGAGAGCGTTTCTAAGCCCCTTTTCTACTTATGTAGGGTACTTGATAGGTTTCATGTCGAGAGGACCCTTAAAACGGCTAGAAATAGGCTTAGAATTGATAAAAGGATTGGTAGTATAGCCAAATATGTAAAACTTGAAGCTGAATGGCAAATTAAGTATCTAAGCGACTTGATTTCTGGCAAGTATTCTATGGACGATTTAATGGTAGCGTGTGAAATAGCACAAAAGAAACGGCAACCGGACAGCTATTTGCTGGCTTTATTCAAAAATGGCTTCAAAAACAAGTATCGGCCGGCATAATCATTGACAATGCTAATGGTTGTGATATTGTAAAATTATGAATACCGCAGATTTTAACCCGCTAGAAGACGACGAATGTATAGCGTTCTCGCAGTGGCTTAATTTGAATAATATACCACACGCACATATTGCGAATGAGAGCCGTTCTAGTAGTAAAAATGCTATGATTCGTGGTGCGAAGTTGAAACGAATGGGCCAATCTCGTGGGGTGTGGGATTATGAGGTATATATTCCAATAAGAGGTATTGACGGGCATATTGATTGTTATGAGTTACTTAAGATTGAAATGAAACGCCGAAAAGGTGGCACGGTATCTATTGAGCAGAAGATTTGGGGTGATATTTATGAAAAAGCAGGCATTCAGTGTAAAGTCTGCAAAGGCTCAGACGAAGCCATTGCCTTTGTGAAGCGTTTCTTGACAAATTATAATGGAGTGGTATAATTAGGGTGTCTGCTCTAGACATAATGTTCACTTCCATATTTACACTCACTATATAAAGGAACCCCTGCACGCCGAGGGGGTTCTTTTTTTTGTGCCTGTGGAAAACTCTACAAAAAAAGTCCAAAAAACTTGTTGACATAAAATAGCCTATGCTATATAATAAGGTTATACTCAATAAACGGAAAGGAGCTTATGAGAGTAGAAATCATTGACAAAACAATAAACGGCGAAGTTCCAGTATATAAGAAAAGCTACTGGCAACGAAAAGTAGAAAAACAACTGGAAAAAATAAACACCGAAATCAAGAACATTAACAATTCATTAAGAGGAGCATTACAAAGTGAGTAAAATTATGGATTATATTTTAGAAATGGAAGAAAACGGGTACTACTTAGAAAATGGAGTATTTGTAAAGGAGAACCAATGAGTTTAGAAGAAGCAATGGAACAATGGGAATACTGGAAACTTAAAAAGAAGTACGAAAAATAATAAACGGAGTAGGGGGGACTCCACCAAAGAAAGGAGAAAAAATGAAAAACAAAATAAACGAATACAAAGGGCCGGTCTTATTCGGGCTGGTGTTAAGTTTAATCTTTATGGCAGGAGTTTAGAAAATGAATAAGTTTAGAAAATTAAAAGAAGACGAAATCGAATGCCGAATCGGGACAATTAAAAAAGACGGCACAGGCTTATCGCTACTTCTTTACAAGGACGCACGGTGCGACATGAATATTTTGGACGAAACTGTTGGCTCTATGAATTGGAAAAGAGAACATTCACGAGATAATTCAAATTGTACAGTAAGTCTTTGGGACGAAGATAAAAAGCAATGGATTAGCAAAGAAGACGTAGGCACGCAGAGTAACACCGAAGCTGAGAAGGGGCTTGCTAGTGATTCATTTAAGCGGGCTTGTGTAAACTGGGGAATCGGCCGGGAGTTATACACCGCACCATTTATTTGGGTAACGGCAGAAAATGCGAACATTAAGCAATTCAAAGATAAGTGGTCTTGTAATGATAAATTCCGAGTAGAAAAAATATCATACAAAGAGAATGGAGATATTGACGGGCTTAGTATTTGGAATGACACATTAAACAAACGTGTCTTTGTAAAGAAGCCGGAAGTTAAAATGACTGGCGACCCTGTAAAAGACGCCAAAGCAATATTAAAACAACATTATGAAGGAGAATAATTATGTTAGCAACCGAACCTATTACAATCAATATGATTTGGGCAACAGTAGTGGTAGTCGTAGCAATTTTCGTATTTATTTATAGTATGTTCAATGGGGGTGAAAATGAGTAGTTTTAGAGACCGTTTTGGTAAATTAACCGTTGCACAAGCGATAGAAATGAACAATGTAGCTTGGAAATATCAGCAAAATTGCGATTGGAGCCCAGACTATGAGTATGAAGTCATTAAAACGAATGACCCAGACGGCAAAAAATGGGAGAATTGCACAAAAGAATTATTAGAAGCCTTTAAGAAGTGGGCAGACAATTAAGAAAGGAGAAAAAATGCCAAGACCAAAAAAAGGAACACCAGAGGGAGAAGCAGCAAATGCTCGCTGGAGACAAACAATGATTGATAAATATGGGCCAAACTACAAGGAAGTAATGCGAGAAAATGGCCGTAAGGGCGGAATTAACGGCCATACTGGGGGATTCGCTAGTAACCATGCGTTAGCAGTTAAGGCCGGTGCAAAAGGTGGCACCAATTCACGCCGAGGGGCAGCGATTTGGCCTCAAATTGAGAAAAAACAGGGCGAAGTATTAAAAATGTATTATAACGGCGTTGGTGTGCCAGAAATCGCAGACCGTTTCGGGTTTACGGTAGCCAGTGTACGCAGATTTATTAAGCAAAGGAGTTAGTATGTGTCTTAAAAGGAAAAAAGTAGAAGTAGTAATGGACCCAGTAGAAGAGAAATTTAATAAAATGATGGAACTTATTAAGGATTTGTCACGGGTAGATTATAACAGACTTAAAAAAGCAATGGATTTGGGTTGGCAGAGCTACCAAACTGTGCGGAATGTTAAGACCGAGGACGAAAAAGAATACGGGGACATTGACAATATCGAAAGTAAACTTCTCGAAACGCAGGCTGTGGAAAACTCTACAAAAAAGTAGTTGACAACAAAATGTTTGTGCTATAATATAGAAGTATAAACATTAAACGGAGACAACTTATGATTAAAATCAAAGCACCAAGGTATCGAGATAGAAGCGTATTATTAGCGAGGTATAGGCTTCCGTGTGGACAAGGAGTTACTGTAGAAATATTGACTGGGGCATACAAAGGTGTGTATAAGGTATCAAGCGACACTATTTGTAAATCACCAATTGAGGGTATGGAAACAAAACAAGGTAAAATAATTGCAATGCGGGTAATACCGATAGATGCAATGGAAAGGGTAGAATAAAATGAGCTGGGTAGATAGGCACAACGCAGAGATATTTAGAAAGAAAGTTAAAGAAGAATTGTCTAATCGTTTTTCAGACAGTAACTACTCTTGTAGGGTCGAGGACGAACAGTGCGGCTGGTGGTATGGAAGACAGATGTATCGTGTGAAAATCAGTTTTGATTATGCGTGCGCAACTTTAACTTTGAGGCTCGGCTCGTGCCCAGAATATTGGGATTACAAAAACGAAACGGTAAGTAGTGCTTGCGACAAAATCGTAGAGAGAACGAAAAATTATTGTTGGAAATTCTCATCTGAGCGTGCTGGCTATGATAGGTCGCACTTTTCGGTAGATTTTCTCGCGAGCCATGTATTAGAAATAATGGAAAGGGTAGAATAATGAAAAATTTGACTATTAAAGAAATCATTGTGGTATTTTTAACAGCGTTTCTGATTACATTCAACATTCTAGTAGTATTAGATTATATTACAATGAAAACCGAAACACGCACGGTTTATTATAGAGAAACTTGTAATACTAGGGTGGAGAATTAGCAATGGTAGTGTGCGACGATGGGTTTTTAGATTGGCAAATTGTGAAGATATTGAACGCAATCTTTGACGAGACAACGCTCGAAATAGACCATCAGTATTGCCTAGTGAAAGAGGACTTTGACGAAAATGAAGAACCTTTAGCAGATGGCATGATAGTTTATCTAGTAAAGAATATGCGTAAAATACCACGCACGGAGAAACAATGGACTAAAATGACCAAAACTTGTTTAGCCGTGTATTATAGCAAAGATAAGAAATGGCACAGGGTAAAATAACATGGACAAAGAAGATAAAGCAGGCGTAGCGATTATAACAGCATTATGCTTGGCGATTGTATTCGCAATAATATCAACAGTAATGAGTCTAATGGGACTTATGGGAGAATAAAATGGCAAAGAATGTATATATAATTTCACCAAATGGGAGCATTATTAAATTCACCGAGGACGAATATAACGAAATGCTACCGGAAGATATGAAGAAACTTTACGAGGAGATTGGCAACAAGTTTGAGAAGAAATCCGACGCAAAACTTGTAGTAAAAAAGTTTAAAGCTTGGAAAAGGTTGAAAGATAAAGGGTTTGAATTTAAAAGTTTTGTATATGATAGTTTAGAAACTAACACGGCAATTATATCTATTAAAGCTAAAATGGATAATAACAAAGTTCATGAAGACTTGGAGTTATTATTTGGGAGACAATAAAATGAAACTACGAGAGGAGTAAATAATGGAATTTCTAGGAGAAATGCTGGTTCATGGTCTAGTTTGTGGGTTTTTCTGCTCAATATTCCATGAATTGTGGCATTTTATTGAGAATAAGATTAAAAACCGCAAGAAATCAAAACCAAAGCATACATTTCACTATTAAAATTGTCGTATATTGAAAAAAGTGCTATAGTTAGCTTATGATACCACTAATGTTTAGGATTAGTTATGTTTCAGAATAGGCTAGCAAGGGTGATAGCGGGACTTACTGGCACAATTGGTTCTATTGGTGCTATTGTAGGCATTTTGACAAAGGTATTCGATTGGGACATTAGAGCGACCACGGCAGTAGTATCAGTGTTATTGCTCGCAGTATTTGTTCTAGGGTATCTTATCGATAGAATGATTTCAAAGGTAAACGCTAATCTTAATGCTAGTCTTGAGGAAATTAAAATCACTATTCATGAAAACGAAGCCAAAGCAAAGGAACGTGATTTAATACAAGAAAAGGCAACTTGTAGATTAGAATTAGCTTTGCTAATGGACACACAGGCAAAAAATAGGCTGGCGATAGAGAAAAAGGCTCGCCACTATTTTTGTGAATTAGGTGGCAATGACTGGATGGGGGAGTATTATTCCACTTGGGCCGAGAAGAATGGCGGCGACGTAAGTATATTGCTTTGTGATAAAAAATTATTAGAGGAGAATAACAATGAAAATAGAGGACTTAAAGTTTGACGATAAGAACTTCAATAAGCACACCGAATATGGTATGAGTTTATTGGAGAAGTCGCTAAGAGAGAACGGTGCTGGCCGTTCAATTTTGATTGACAAAGACAATAACATAATCGCTGGCAATGGTATTGTAGAGAGTGCCGGCCAAATTGGGCTTGATAAAGTAAAAGTTATTGAAACTACTGGTGACGAGCTTATTGCTGTAAAGCGGACTGATATAAGTTTGAATAGTAAAAAGGGTCGCAAAATGGCTCTTGCTGATAATTCTACTGCAAAAGCGGATTTGGAGTGGGACGAAGAGAATTTGATAAGCGAATTTGATGAAGAAGAATTAAAAGACTGGGGTATAGATTTAGATTGGCAAACTAATATAGAAAAATACGATGATTATGAAACTGGTTCATTAGCAAAAGAATTTCTTGCCCCACCATTTAGTGTTTTAGATACTAGGCAAGGCTATTGGCAAGATAGAAAAAAACAATGGTTGAATATAGGCATAAAAAGTGAGCTAGGTAGAGAAGACGGTTTATTAGGTGAAGGTCTTGCAAAGATGGGTAAAATATCGGCAAATACCAGCATTTTTGACCCTGTGCTATGTGAACTTATGTATGGCTGGTTCAATATACCAAATGGCTCAATCTTAGACCCATTTGCGGGTGGTTCTGTGCGTGGCATTGTAGCTGGTGCCACCAGGCACTCTTATACTGGCTGTGAACTTAGAAAAGAGCAAGTAGAAGAAAATAGGAAACAGAAGAACGATATTATAAAAGATAAAGCTGTCGAATGGGTTATTGGAGATAGTAATAAGACACTAGATAATATCCATGAAGATTTTGACATGGTATTTAGTTGCCCACCATACGCAGACCTTGAAGTGTATAGCGATGACCCTAACGATTTATCAAATATGCCGTATGATGAATTCATTAAAGCATATCGCTCCATAATTAGTAAGTCAGTAGCACATTTGAAAGATAATAGATTTGCAGTATTTGTGGTGAGTGAAATTAGGCAAAAAGATGGTTCTTACAGGGGCTTTGTAAACGATACTATAAAAGCATTTACCGATGCTGGACTAAATTATTATAATGAAATTATCTTGGTGAATGCCATTGGTTCACTAGGTTTACGAGCTGGCCGGCAGTTTTCTAATGGTCGTAAAATAGGCAAAACGCACCAGAATATTCTAGTTTTTTACAAGGGTGATATTAAAAATATAAAAGAGATTTATAGTGAAATAAACTTTGAAGATTTAGAAGAAAGCTATTGACAAAGTATAAACTATTTGGTATAATGAAAGTATAAACAATTAACAACTATTAAGAAAGGAGAGCAGAAAATGCGAACCGTAGAATATAACAAATTTAAGGCACATATTTTAGAATATATGGAAGCCGAAGATATTCGGGAACAGATTAAAGCATACAAGGAGAGGCGAGATTGCCCGACTACTTGGAAAGCAGGGGAACAGATGGTACAAGATGGTTGTTTTGCTTGCTATTACTCACAAGTACTATCAGCATTAAAAGATATTTATGGTGATGAGTATAGATATGAAACTTATGAAACAAAATCTGGTGATTTACGATGGAAAAATGGTGAAGTGTACTGTTGGACTGTATATAAGGCAAAAATTGCTCGTACAATTGCGCTTATGGAACAAAAGGGGGAAATATAATGAGTGAAGAAGCTATTAAGAATAGGGAAATTATAAATAATATACGGGTAGCTTTATGCACTGGTAAAATTAGCTATGACCAAGCTCGTGAATATGCCAAACCAATTATTGAAAAAATAAATGCTAAATCCGTAGAAATAGCAAAAAAGTATAATACTAAGCCACAGTTAGTAAGCTTTGAGGCATTGATGAGGTAGATTAAAATGGTAGAGTATAGAGTATTTTATAATGAAGATTGTGCAAAATGGGGGGTGCAAAGATATGACAATCTAATGAATGACTGTATGGGCAATAGGTGGCAACAAGTGTGCTTAAAAGATGATAAAAAGCCAGCTTATACAAAATATAAAAGCGTAGCAGAACGTTGGATGGAAAAAATTAAAAAGGAGCGTAGAGAAAACAATGACTGAGCAGAAATTCACTCCACCAAAAGAATTAGACCAAGATATTTTTGCAGAAGTGTGTAAGATTTTAAGGCAAGAGCAAAAGAAGGCTAAGCGAAAGGAGAAAAAAGATGGGGCTAAGAAATCTTAGACTTGAAGAGTATGCCTATGTTGTAATTCCTACTCAAAATATAAGAGGCATGCTATGGGAAGATACTGATTTAACATTAAATCTTAAAGCGCAAAGTCGTGACGATATTATGTATTTGTGTAATTTAGATATGGGAGAAGAATATGGCAAATGAGCAGAACCTAGTGCCACTTAGCACGGAAAAAGCACGAGAAATAGGCAAGAAGGGTGGTATTGCTAGTGGTAAGGCAAAAAGGCAACGCAAAACACTTGCACAGATTGGCGAAATGATAGGGGGCTTAGATATTAAGTCGCAAAAGAACCGGGCTATTTTAAGAGAAGCCGGCATTGAAGATGAAGATATGATTAACGATGTTGGTATGATGTTTAGGCTTAACTTAAAAGCGCAGACTGGCGACCCGAAGGCAATTGAGCTATTAAGCAAACTTCGTGGGCAGTTCAAAGAGATTAGCCAAACAGAGGTTATTGCACCAAAGCCGTTGATAGATTTAACAAATCGCAAGAAAAATGGCGAATAGTGTGGTATAATAGAATTACAGCTGAGAGGAGCGTGTAGTTGATAACAAAGCTACCCTAACCGTCTCCTCGGCCACCGCCACCACTGGACACTATTGTCGGGTTAAGTGCGGTGGTTTTTTGTTATATCTTGTTTTAGCGCAATGTTATATCTTATGAAGCAACCACGAAGCAAACTACCCCTGTTATTTTAAGAGAATTTGTTATATATGAAGCAATGCTTTGCTATATGTTATAATAAAAGCGTAGCACCTGACGGGTAGTCACCCTAGTTTGTGAGGGGGAGCGTATATCCGGGGAGGCAGCAGCAACAAATAGCACAGACCTAGCCTCACGCTACAATATAAGACCGTCGATGAAGCCCATCGACCCAGATAATGGGAGAGGTAAAGGGTACGGCGGTTTTTTGTGTTATAATGAGATTATGGGTAAGATTAGCCTTATAATACCAGTCTATAACAAAGCACCGTTCTTGAGGCGGTGTTTTGATAGCGTTGCAAATCAAACAGAGCAGGATTTTCAGACAATTGTAATAGACGACGGCTCAACGGACGGCTCTAGTAAAATATGTGAAGACTATTGTAAACGCTATGGCTGGGAATACTATAGAATCAAGCATTCCGGCGTTGCTGAGGCTCGCAATTTTGGTATGAAAAAGGCAAAGGGCCAGTATTTGGCATTCTTAGACGCAGACGACTCATTCACAGAGGACGCTTTGGACGTTATGACACGAATTACTCGGCATGATTTTAATATCTACCAATTTGGGCAATATAGGCATAGTAGCAAGGGTTGTTTCAAAGATAATGTTATAAAGGGACATTATGATATATTCGCATTGCCACGCCGTTGGGCTATGGTGTGGAATAAAATATACAAGCGTAGCTTCATAAATAAGCACAGGATTAAGTTTGAGGCCGGTATGCAATTCGGCGAAGACGAGATTTTTAATGTTCGAGCTGTTATGGCTAATGGTGGGCTATACCAAGCACCGCAGACTCTTATTAACCACTATTTCGACGACCATGAATCTTTATGCCGGGGTGAATTATCGCTAGAGCGTTTAGAGGGACTTATTAAGAAACTGGATAGCATACGCAAGCGACAGACAAATAAAAAGAACAGGGAGTTTATTACTCAATGTATTGTGCGACATTCAAATTCTGCACTATTTAAGCGATTCGGGTACAATGATAAGCCAAAAGGCTCGTATGACGTGGTATATTTCGTTAAGGAAGAGAAAATAAACGAGGAGCTACGGTATTCACTTAGAAGCGTTGAAGAAAACTGGCCGTACAATAGGGTTGTATTTTATGGCGGGTGTCCAGACGGGTTGAAGCCAGATTTGCATGTGAAATGCGTACAGACCGAGTACAACAAGTTTGAGCGTGTGCATGCTATGCTTAGGCAGGCGTGCCTTAATGACGAATTGACCGAGAACTTCTGGCTTTTTAATGACGATTTCTTTATTTTGGAACGCAAGGACGAAAAGACACTTAAACCAATGTACAATAAGACTCTTGAGGAACGTATTGCCAAGATTGAAGGCAGACACGGCAACATTCCGACAGAATACACCAAAATGTTACGCCACCTAGTGAAGACGCTTAAAGAGGCAGGCAAGCCAACGCTAGATTACGCAGTTCACAAGCCTATGCTCATTAACCGTAAGAAAATGTTAGCGGTACTAGACAAATTCCCTAATGAGCCAATGAGTAGGGCATTATATGGCAATTATTATGAGATTGGTGGCGAGAGTAACCACGATATGAAAATTCAAAAGGCATTTTGGAGCGGTACGGCCAAAGCAATGCGAGAATGGGATTATGTATCTACTAGCGACGAGAGTTTTTCACATGGTGATATAGGACGCTATTTGCGGGACAGATTTAGCACCAAGAGCAGATTTGAGGTATAATAAAGAAAAGGAGTATATATGCCAGTACATGCAGTTAGAAGCGCCGGGGGTAAAATAATAGGTTGGCAATTCGGCCAATCTGGTAAAGTTTACAAAACAAAACAAGAAGCTGAAGAGCAAGAGAGGGCGATTCGGGCTTCGGGTTGGAGCGGAGATGGCGATAGCACTAACAACCGGGACTAAGAAAATCCACGAGGCAATCCTTGAGCAAACTTTCTATAAGGTTATACAGGGTGGTGCTAGTGCTTCGAAGACTTTTTCGATTATGATTTTGTTGGTTGGATATGCCGAGAGCTACCAAAATTCGCTTATCACGGTTGCTGGTATGACTTATAATCACCTTGCGACTGGCACTATGCGTGATTTGAAAAAGATTTTACAAGAAACGAATCGGTGGAAGCCAGAGAACTTCAATAAGTCTAGTAAGATTTACACTTTTGATAATGGCTCGCAGATTGAGTTTTTGTCTGTTGATAATATGACCGCACGTGGGCCGAGGCGTGACGTTTTGTTTGTTAATGAGGCTAACGGTGTGCCGTATGAAACTTTTGACCAATTGGCTACCCGTACTAGGGACTTTGTGATTATAGACTACAACCCTAGTGCCAAGTTTTGGGCTCATGAAGAGCTTATAGAAAAGAAACCGGAGAAGACCACCTTTTTAACCTTGACCTATTTAGATAATGAGGCGTTAAGCCAGCAAGAGCGGGAGAATATCGAGAGCCGTAAGCCGAAGCAAGGGGAAGAGCCTAGCAACTGGTGGACGGTATATGGCTTGGGCCAAATTGGAACGCTAGAAGGCAATGTGTATAGTGGTTGGGAAGAAATGCCTGTGGCAGATATTCGTAAAGGCAAGCTCATTCGCTATGGTTTAGACTTTGGATTTTCTAATGATGAAACAGCTATGGTAGCTGTATATGAGCTTGAGGATGGCAGCTTATCAGTAGTGCAAGAACAGGATAAAAGAAAAATAGGTATAATCGAGAAATTATATCGCAAAGGTTTGCTCGGCTCCCAGTATGTCGATACACTCCGCCAGATTGGAATAGACCCTAATGTGCTGATAGTAGCAGATGGTGCGAGACCTGAGATTATAGCCGAGATTAAAGCGGCTGGATTCAGAATTGTAAGCGCTGACAAGAATCCAGGCTCGGTGAAGCGTGGGATAGACCGTGTGAGCCAACGGCAGATATTATATTGTGGTCAAAATCTCAAGCGTGAGTATTTGAGTTATGCGTGGCGTAAAAAGCGCAGTGGAGAGATTTTAGATGAGCCAGAGGACGGCAATGACCATTTAATGGACGCTTTACGCTATGCGATAGACGATTTAAGTAAGCACCGCATGCAATGGTAGCCTGTGGAAAACTTTATGAAAATAGTGAAAAAAGTAGTTGACTTATAACGGCTTGTGCTATATAATAAGAATATAATAAATAAACGGAAAGGAATTCAAAGTGAATGACGAAGACAAATACAAAGAAATTAAAGAGCGAGAAGAACAGCTAGCACACGAACAATTTATGAGAGATTACATTGATTATTATGATAGACGCCACGGTTACGACGACTAATAATGTATAATAAAATTAAGGGGGGAGAGCGATTCTCCCCCACCAAGAGGAGAATAAAATGTTAAAGGAAACTTACGAAGCGATTATTTTAACAAAGGAAGAAACAAGCAAAGAAATTGAGGCGTTCTTTGATAAAGAAATTGGCGAGGGAAACTACAATTTCGTGTATGAGGGTTACAAGAATCTCGCATACTCTATTCAAGGGTGTGAAAAGGCTCATTACTATTACATTAGCGGTTTAGAGATTGACAAGGTTGGCTCGATTGAATTATCTGATAAAATTGGAAAATCTGGAATTGCTTTGCGTTATCTAGTGCTTAAAGAAGTCTAGGGAGTACCAAAAAGAAGTGGCCGGTGCGACTAACGGCCATTCTTTTTTTGGACAAATTTTTATTTTTATGCCTTGACCTTGAATATCATTGAGAGTGTAGAAAATCGTTTCATACATTAAGATTGTCGAGAAACTATTGTGGTGCATAAGGTGCTTCGCAATTTTATTATACCACAATTGCGATAATGGTAAAAATATGATATGCTCGAGTTATAATATAGCAACAAGAAAGGAGCAAAGAGCAATGTTGCACTTCAACGGATTAGAGCCAATCGATTTCAAGGGTCGTATGTGCGAGCCAAAGATTGACGCAGAAAAGAAACTACGCCTTAACGGTTTGAAATTCAAGACCGAGGAAGACGTTAGAGAAGCCGATAGCGTTTTGGCTTCGTGTTTCGAGGAAGACTACGCCAAAGAGTTTATTCGTGAGAAACTTAGCACGGACGATAAAATCGTATTGCGGGCTTATCTAACTGGTGGTGAAACTGGGCTTAATAGATTATCGAAAGCTACCGACGGGGCTATTGAGAAATATATAACAAGAGCATTGGAGAGCGATAATGAGTAAAGAAATCCTTTGCGTTTTTCAAGACTGCGTTATGTGTGGGGACAGAGGCAAGAAACTCAAGGATTTTATCGCCAAGAAACATTTGAACGTCCGCAAGGTGAGCTTTGCCTCGCCAGAGGGACGTGAATTATGCTACAAGGCAGTATTTGAGAACGGTATTGGCAAAATGCCGTTCTTTACTGATGGCGTAAAATTCTCGACAAGTCTTGAGGAACTTATTAAGAGAAAACCAGCTAAGAAGACAAAGAAAAGTGTTAAGAAGAAAGTAGAGGTGTCCAATGAGAGTGATTGACGCAGTACGCAACATAATGGACGCTAGAAAAAAAGAAAAGGTGCGGGGATTCTCGCAAGAGTTAAGCAACCAATTTTATTTAAGTCCGCTTTGTAGCGACTACGAGAATATATTCGCACAGGTCCGGCCTCTAATTGACGCTATGAAGTCAGTTATGCCTTATGGTGTTACAGACCGTGGCACAAAACTAGATTATAGCAAGACGCCAGAGCTTTACTGGCTTAAGAACCCTAATGACGAAATGGGCTGGAGCGAATTTGCCGATTTAATGTTCGCTACTTGGCTTACTGAAGACGAGCTAGACGTACACCTATGGAGAGACGACAAGGGCCGGGTTATTGGCTACACTATTTTGCCGCCTCAAAGCCGTATCTATCTAGGCTATGGAAATTGGGAATGGCAAGTAATGACCGTAGATGGTATGGAAACTTTAGACGAAAGCCAAGTCATGCGATTGCGTTTTTCTCGCAGCCCAAGAGACGTACAGCGTGGCGTTTCACCAGCTTCCTCGGTGCGTATTTGGGCACAGATTGACGATTTAATCGCACAGTACCAGAGAGCCTACTTCGAGAATGGTGCTATTCCTGCCACTATTACATTTATTACGGCAAGTTCAGAAGAATTGTACAAGAAAACTCGCCATGAGTTAGAAAATAATCTCAAGGGTGCCAGAAATCGTAACAAGACAGTGTATGCTTGGAGACAATTCGATAATGATACTGGTACAAGCACCGACCAGGTAGAAGTGAAGACGATTCAGGGTAATAACTCCACGCTTGCAATTCGTGAGATTGTAGATATTGTGAATGACCGGCTTAATAAGTC